GTCTTGGGGAATTGTTTGAATTTTGCACACAATTCACCGGGGGGATACCACAGCCGGAATAGCGCCGTGGAGAAAAAAAGCACCCTACCTATAATGTCTTTTTATTCAGCATTACACTATTGTTACTAGCGTGGAGATTTTCTCATCACGTTCGCGAATGCTGTCTTCAACAAGCTTCCTTTGCATGTCTCTTGTTATCTTGTTTGCTTCACACATCTCATGATGCACACTGCAGACTGAAATAAGATTTGTCTCTTCAAGTCTCAGTTCAAAGTTCTCTTCAATTGGTACGATGTGATGAACTGATATGCTGTCAGTCTCTATCACTCTGTCAGTACCAACAAGCTGTGCCTTACAACATAAGCACATATGATGATCACGCTCACGTACTGCCAAGCTCTTGGATGTCCATGCGTTTGTACGTCTGAACCTGTCCGCTTCTGTACCCAGTCTGTTCTGGCGCTTCCTTATGACGGCCATCTTAGGCGCGCATTTATACAGGCTGTCATGTATGCGGTGACAGTATGGACAACTCTTGAGCATCCGTGTTCCTCCATACATGGTGATACCCGTCTGGGGGAAAACTAGACGGGTATCTCATGCTTTCTTAAATGGTAAAGAGGTAATGGCAAGCAGTATGGCGCGTGCTTGTACCCACAATAAAAGCCACACCAAAATGGTATGGCCTCTATCGCATTTTCTTATGAGGGGGAAAATAGCGACATTCTCACTGCCTCTATTCTCTGATATCATTATATGACAGATTTACGTCCCTCAATCGGCGAGTTTATATTTTTATATCTTCTGAGATATCTCATAATAGAATTTCTGCTTATATTTCCTGAACTCATATTCCGAGATATTGAGTCCTTCCTTCTCCAGCTGATAGTATGTCCTTCCATGTCCCACATGCAGGATCATGTATTTGTACAGCGGATCAGGGACACATTCTCTGACAGTCTCTTCCAAAAGGGTCTTTTTTCTTGATATCTCAGCCCTCTTCATTGCAAGTTCAACTGTTGGATCATAATCTCCGGAAGTCTGCACACGATCCTGGTCATAAGTGATGGCTTTTGATGTATCCGGTATTATTGACAGTTCAGACACCCAGATCGGATATCTCAGACACCAGTGTACTGCTGTGATATAATCCTCAGTCGGTATGTAGTACTTATTTGTCTTACTTGGCACTCTGTACTTCCCCATAAAACTTTTTCCTCCTCATTATTTTTGATTTTTCAAAACTACACTTTCAAAACTACACTTTTTTCTCATTTTTTGATGCCTCAAAACCGCATGTAATCTGAATTACTACACAAACTACACTTTTCAGCTACAACTCTTATATATTATTACTATTATTAATTTTTATATTTTATATTTACTTACATTAATAATATTTAAATATAAAAGTGTAGTAAGTGTAGTTATATAGATAAATACTGGGTTTGTAGATTTCAAAAGTGTAGTAAAAGTGTAGTAAAACCGTAGTACAAACCGTAGTTTCATAAAACAAAGCATCTTTTACTTCCGGTTGTTGTTTTTCTGCTCTGAGATTTTGTTCCAAGTGTTCTGTTTACTCTTCTGACAAAGGCAGTCTGAGAAATGTGCATAAGGCTGTTCTCATTGCAGAAAATTTTATAGCTTGTGAACACTTCCTCAATAAAGCAGTTAATGATTTCTGTTTCCACATCCCTGTTGTTGATAAATGCAATAACGGAATCATTTTCCTGCTCATATTCTTTGATTCTGGCTTCGACTTTTTCAGAATCAGTGAATCTCTTATTTTTGCGAAGCTTCTTAAGGGCTTCGATTCCGATTCTGATAAGATATTCCATGACTTCCTTATCTTCCAGCTTGTAGGGAAGCTCAGGATCATAATCAGGATCATCTGCTGAGAACGTTCTTGTGAACGGTACAAAAATCATCCTGTCAAGAGCTGCTCCCGTCCAGTCCCTCATATGAGGTATCTCATTCGCGGATCCGATGATGGTTGAATAAGGTTTGAACTTGAAACCATCCTTACCTTTGAATTCTGCAAATATCTCATCACCTGAGACTATCTTCTTGAACAGTGAGAGCTGGTTCCCTTCAAAAAATGAGTCCTTGATATCATCAGCTATGTTCGCAAGCTTCCCATAAAGGGCCGATCCGTTGAAACGTCCTCCCAGATCTCCGATATCCAATGTGGTATAGTTCTCTTCGCCCAGGACATTCTGCAGCATCCTCAAGAAGGTCGATTTTCCGTTCCTCTTGTCCCCGGTAAATATGAATGCCTTCCTCAGCTCTGTTCCACGATAGAAACTGTAGCCGATGCACTCCTCCAGAAGAGCCCTTATCTCAGGATCGTCATCAGAGACATTGTTCAGTGTCCTGTCAGCTATCTCAGAATAGGCAGCAGGATTATAATCCCATGGAATGATGTTCGTGAGTACGATATCCGGAGTGAATTCTGTCAGCTTGTCGCTCTGGAGGTCATAGATGCCATTTTTGAATGCAATATATCTCACTGGAGAGAGTTTTTTCTCCTCAGCAAGGTCATTTATGCAGTCAATGACTTCTGCCTTCTGATTCCTTCTTATGGTAGGGACATACTCGCGAATCTTCCTTGAGATGCTGTCATTGTCCATGACATATACACCATTCCTGTAAATATGCGCTTTTTTATGAATTCTTATGATTTTTTCATGATTAATCATGAATTCTGCACATTTTGTATGCAAAAACGTCTTATCATCCCAAAAACTCTCTGCGACCTGGGACTCAAATGCTTCATCACGGAGTATGACTTCGAGTTCCGAAGCTTCCACCGGATCAGCGAGTATGTGTTTGTTTATCACTTCGCGGTACATCCCACGTATCTTTGCAGCATCAAAACCAAGCTGTGACTGCAATATGAGGATATACTTGAACAGGTCATCGTTCCTGCCTTCTCCATATTTCAGATTCCACAGCTTCATGGAAGTGTTCACCGGGAGGAGTTCATCAGGGACTTCCTGGTAATCCTCTCCTTCAAGGATGTCATACTCCGGAGGAAACCTATCCTCTCCGAACACCCTCAAGGGTATGTATGTATTTTTTGAATGGATATCCGCAACAAGTCCACAGGCCAGCGTCTTATCCTTACCGTCCTTCTTTATTTCCTTGCGCTTCTTCCAGTATGTATGCCCTCCCTTTTTGCTCTTAAGGACCAGACATCTCCAGTTTTTCTCTTCTGCTATATCAAGAAAAGTCTCCAGCATATCAGTAGAGTCAAAAGAGATATCAACAAATCCATCACGGAGCGCACCACCAAAGCAGCTGCACTCTGAGACCTCTTTAAACGTATGCCCTGAGGCGCCTTTTACCTTTTCCCCTTTTCTTGGATGTTTTCCATCGTTGTCAGTACTGTTGGAATCATCTCCGAAAAAATATCCCCTGAATACTTTGTCATTTCCAGTCCACTCCCCCATATTTATTCCTCCAGTTCATTCAAAAGTTCCAGATTCTTCTCTATACCATTTATGGCTCTTTCAGCTCTCCGGATATCCCTTCTGTAATCTTCTTCGGCCCTGACTGCTGCCTTATAGGACTTATTGAGAGCTGCAAGCTCCTTCTTAGTTGTAACCATGCTCCCTGTGGGAGTCACTTTCTTATCTATGTATTCCTTGCGGACATTTTTCTCTCTACACCACTTGAACATGAAGCTTGTACAGAGCTTTCTGTGTTCCTCAAGATCCTTCTTATATAAGAGGAGTCTTCTTTTTAAATCCCTGATGAGTCCTGGAACATTATTCCTTGGATCCTGCTTCATGATCTTAATCATCTTCCTTATTCTGGTGCTGCTGGCAGGAAAGAACTCTTCTAGGTTCAGACTCATGTGCCCGTTCGGTATGTAAAATTCAAATGTTTCCAATGCTCATCACCTCCAACCAGTATCCTTTTTCACCATTCATTTCATAAATGAACTCAGTATCTATATGTTCAGCTATGAGCTGATACATCGTTTCGATCATATTTAAAGATGCTGTCCCAGTCACACGGGTTGTAAACCTCTGTCAATTTACATCCATCGTCGCTTCGGAGTGGACACTTCCCGCATTTTTCGTGTTTGTTACAGTAACCTGCTATGTATTCAACTGCTTTCTTAAGTTTTTTACGTCCCATCTTCCTGCTCCTTAATCTTCCCATTCGCCCTTATCTTCGATTTCCAATTCATCCCATTTACTCAGATATTCCGTAGAAAATAAATCCTCTCCTACTGCTTCGCTCAGGGCATCACCTAATTCAGTTTCGTTTGTTACGTCTACATCATCATCTATCTCGATGGGGCAAATTATAGTTATCTTAGCTACTCTTTTCATTCCTTATCCTCACTTTCTGCTTTGTAGTACACACATGGACATCCAGCCCATTCTTCGCAACCATCTTCACAATTGACGCATGATTTCGTTTTTTCGTCACTTATTCTCTGGTCACCACAATGCTCTCGATATTCTTCATCTGTTAATTCAGCTTCGGCAATACTTAACTTTTCATGCCCCTTACTAAAAAGATTGCACATTTTCACATCTTTTCTTGCATCTTCAACCGAATTATAAATGTTATGAATTTTATTAGTGCTTGGGTAATAAGATATAATGCAACGCTTCATTTCTTATTCCTCACTTTCTGCCTTAATCTTCGTTTTTGTGCGACTCGTAGTAAACCATAAGATAACCTGCTATCTCTTTAATTTCCTCAAGGTCAAACATATCTCTACTTACTGTTTCTCCAAGCTCTTTGCCTGTAAAAGATCTATATGCCGCTTTATCTAACACACTTGCGGGCACATCTTTAGCGCCACTAATAATCTTTTCTGCTACTTGAATTGGTAAATCAAAATCATTTATCTGTATCATTCCTTACCCCTCACTTTCCTGCTGTTTGATTCATAATGTACTGGGGTGTATAAAGTCTTCCGGTTGAGCTTTCTCTCCCCAGTGGATCCTTCAAAGTATCACTCTGGAATACAATCGCAGGTATCCCATAATATGAGCACTGCACATAGGTCATGTATACCGCCCTGATGTCTATGTCCTGGCATACGGCTTTCATTTTTGTCTGATAATCAACGCCCTGGTTTCTTAACTCTTCCGCAAACGCGATTATGTTTCCACCTCCGCCACATGAGGGCTCATTGCATATGTACATACCATCCTTATCATGTGATTCAAATGCCATTTTCGCCATAAGCTGGCATATGTGATAGGGCGTGAAGAATTGTCCGGTCCGACTGCTGCCCAGTTCGAGATGCATATAGATGTATCCCAGGATGTCAGCCATCTCATTCTCAAATGCATCAATCAGGATCCCGTTTAATTCGCAAAACTGCTCCAGCCTCTCTTTAGTGTGTTTTCCTGCAATTTGCAGATAATTCTTTTCCCGGTCTTCGCTATAATGCACGGCCTGTGCTGTGGATAATGCGAACATCGATATCCAATCATCAAAAAGCTGATAAACTGAATATTCCCCAGCCATTCGCTGGATTCTTTCAATAATCTTTTTACTGTACAAATTTTCTGTGCTCATGTTCAATATTATCCTCTGAGACATCGAGATATATTTGCGTTGTGCCTACGCTTTCATGCCCCAATATCTTTGAAACTGTTAAAATCGGCATCCCGTTCTCGAGTGCTTTAGTAGCGCCTGTTCTTCTGAACCTGTGCGGATGTGCTTTTTCAACTCCTGCACGGTTCCCCATTTCCCTGATGATGCCCTCTATTGTGCCCTTGTCCGAATGTCCATCTTTGTCTACATTCTCCGGATCCTTGTACCAATATTTGAGGTCAGCAATCGGAACGCCTTTAAAATTCAACTCTTTTAAATGATTCCCGTTGTCACTTCCCTTCATCCTTGGAAATACATAGGGGTTTATGTCTGATCTGGTAGCGATATATCTTTGCAAAGCATATTGAGCTTTTGCATTCAGATAGACCGTTCTCTCTTTGTTCCCTTTGCCGAGTACTGTGATCCGGTCTTCCTCTATGTCAGTGATCTTGATGTTTACAAGCTCACTTATTCTGCACCAGGTTGATAAAAGCATCTCAACGATAGCCGTTTCTCTTTCCGTCCTGCATGCTCCCCTTAGCCTTTCGATTTCTAGGTCTGTGAATTTTTTCTTTTTGCTTTTCATCTTTTTGGGATGCTCCACTTTGTTGAATGGATTTTTATATATCAGATCCTCTTTCTGCATCCACTGGAAAAACGATGACATGCACCGAAACTCATTTCCGGCTGTCACTGTAGAGACCTGGTCCTTCCGGATCCGTGTCACCATCCAGATCCTTATATCATCCGGCGTGACCTCCGTTGCTGTCCGTCCCATCCTTTCCAGCGCCTTAGGTATTTCCTTGCTGTAATACTTCAATGTTCTCTCTGATAATCCTGATGCAGCCTTTGCCGTAATGAATCTGAAAACAAGATCCCTGTTCACATCCTCATCCCGTATTGCCAGATGTGTTTCCATCACAGAAATGTCATACTGATTCAGGATCATCACAAGTTTGTCCTTGAATTCATCCAGCTCATCGTCATCCATACTGCTCTGTGCAGCCATGATGAGCTCATTCCTTAGTTTTTCCTTCATTCTTTTTATCTTTTATTACCTTTTCCAATCGTACAAGATTGAGACCTGCCTCAGTAACTTCCGGATCTTTTGACCTGAGATGTTTCTTTATCATGGTACAGTGCTCCGCCCTGGTTACAAGAAGGAGATTATCAATGTCGCAATTCATCGGATTTAGATCCTTGAACACAATTATCATCCCCTCTGGTATCGGGCCGTTATGCTGTTCCCACACATATTTGTGCAGGGGCTTCCACATTTCCCACCTGCTACCTTTGTCGCTGACTTTTATGAGTTGGTATCCGTCCACTACAGATATTGTTCCTACTGGCTTAGTGTTTGGTGGTATTGTACCTTTCTGAAATCTTGTAGCCTTGGTCCTTTCTATTGACTCCGGGCTCATATAGTCACTTTGTTTCTTTCCTTTGTTTCCAGGAGAGTGTCCCTTCTGATACCATCCTGTCTCTCCAGACTTGATACCATGCCTCTGTCTAAACTGTTTCATCATCGTCTGGGTGAAGCTGGTCCCGAACTTCTCATTGACCATCTCAGCCATATCTTTGGAGCTGACTCCCCAGGAATTGTCCCTGACAAATTCATACATCCCCTTAGGGTATCTTTTCTGATATTTCCAGTATTCCTCTTTGGTCCACTGTTTCATCCCATTGTAGTATTTGTGGTTTGACCTGAACGCTTTCATCTTGCTTGCTGTAAAATTTGTACCCAGTGTTTTGTTACACTCTTCTGCAAGATCCGCATCTCGAAGCTTGGGAGACCACTTCTTAACGAACTCATGGACTTCCGGAGGATATTTATCATGAATAGCCATTATTTCTTATCCTTTTTTATCTCCAGCATTGTCGGAATATTCTTCCTGTCAACGTTGTATCCATATTCATCCATGTGTACCATTGTCTTGTATGCCAGCTCGCCATTCTGTATTATTTGATTTGCAACCTTGGACATGCTTTCCGCCCTCTTGATTTCCTGGTCAAGCTGTTCAGATGTGAGGCTGTCATCGGTAAGCCTCTCCATAGCTTCAAACAAATAATTGTTAAGATCTGCTAATGTATTATTCATGTCGCTCCCTTCTTCACCCTTTTATCAACACAACCGCTGCTAAAAGCAGCAATGACACCACGATTATGGTTTTTACTATCACGTCTTATCCTCACCCCACACTCCCTGCAATATGTGCTCTTTTCAATTAACCAGTAATGCTCTATCGATTTTATCCGTCTGGAACATAGCGCGCATTTAGGCATTATCTGTTGTTCCTCCCTATATTCCAAATTGTTTCATCCTCTTTTTGGCTTCGTTTATATACCAAAGCCTGTCCAGCTTCTCCGGAGTCTTTACGTTCGTGACCGAAGCGTTCATAACGAAAGAATGCTCAGATGTGTTCGCGAACTTTTCCGGGGATTTTCCTTCCTTGACCTTCAGGATCCTTCCATCATTCATATCTTTTGACGCAAAAACCCTGTAAGATTTATAAGAAAAACGCTCAAAATTGTCATATTTAAAGAGATTTTTGGTACCTTTTTTGACAATTTTAGGTTTTCCATACTCATGCTCTACGTGGTCATACTTGTCTGAGAGCTTTACGATCTTCTGGAACTGGATGAGCTCATCACATTCGTTGATGGTATCCTCCACAGGAACTCCCTTCGACATATAATCCACAAGTGCCCTGTTGATGATAGGAAGGTCATTATCTATGGCAGAGAGTTCTTTCACATAAGCACCCTTCCTCTCAAGTTTTCCACTCTCCTCTATCCAGAGATAATTGTTCACATCCTTCTGATATATCTCGGATACCGTATCCAGTGCCAGGGATATGTTGCACTGTTCCGTGGAGCATCTGCATTCCCACTCATAACAGACATCATCTACCGCATCAAACGCTTCATCCGTGTCTGGTATCATGATTATGAGACCGTCCGTATTGGACTGGATGAGCTCGAATCCCGGGACCTTCTCCTCAAGATGTTCTATCAGGTCAAGGAGCATCAGCTGGCCATTGATGCACATGGTATTGTTGTTCCTCGGATCATATGCTGGATTAAGTGCATCCTTCATTGCTCCGGATAGTGCGTTGAGCATCTTCTTATATGGAAGCTGTGCCTTTTTGAATTTCTTGGCTTCAGCCTTGTCAACTGCTGCCACCTGCTTTGCCTTGAGTTCCATTCTTGTATCATAGATATGCTTATACTGACCGGGCTCAACTGCAGCCCTTGTAACAAGGTTCCATGCAATGAGCATTGAAGGATAATAAGAGCCCACGTCTACATGAAGGATAAGACCTTTTCTATGGATCGGCTGCTCAGGAGCTCCATGAAGCCCTCCGAACCCGAATACATGAGGAACACCTGCAACGTCAATCTTTAATGACTGTGCCTTTGTCCAGGCTCTCTTTGTGTAGTCATCAGCCTTGTCTATCCCTTCTGTCTTTGCTCTGACCTGAAGGTTTCTGAACCAGTCCTTCACTGCTGTATATTTTTTCAGTCTCAGGCAGGGAAGGAAAAAGTAATCAAACTCATCACCGAAGGTACTCTTCTGGCACTTGAGCACTTCTGCAGTTATCTGTGCTTCGGTCTTTCCTATGCTGGCCAGTGGAAGGTCAAAGTCCTTCACGATGGAGAACATGGCATTGAAATCATCAATCTTTTCTGAGAACACCTTTATGGTTTCCTCAACGTCATGTATGCAGTAATGCTCCACCATGGCAAGTTCTTCCTTTGTGAGCTTCCTGTCGATATCGAAGGGGACATCTGTCTCCCTTATGTCGGATCCAAGAAATCCCTCCAGCGTCTTAAGACCGATGGGAGGAGATGGCATCACATCATAATTGATAAGCTTCCACTTATTCAGGACAGGTGAAAAAGTCCACCCATCCTTGTGCTTCACTATGATGTGATCATTTATCTCCTTCGGGTCAAATCCTGCAAGAGCTGCCTTCGTGATGTACTGGTCATAATGCCTGGAGTTGAATCCTACCCATATGTCATATTGGTGCTCCATATAGAAATCCATCAGAAGCTCCGGATCATTTTCTATGGTCAGATATTCTTTTGTTGTAAGGTCCACAGTGACTACCATCCAGTCATAGCGGAATACTTCCCAGTCATACACTACAAGTCCCATTAGCCAGCCTCTTTCCGGGTGCTGCATTTTCGCAGCACCCTTAGAAAATAATCAATGATTACGCAGCATCAAATACTTCCTTGATTGAGATGCTGTTGAAAGCTTCGGGATCATAGTCGATATCACATTCAACGTTCCCCTGTACTTCCTCATAGATATCAGCCACATTGTCAACAAACTGGCTGTAAGTCTTGAACTCCGGAGATGTCTCTGTCTCGAACTTCTCAAGCATTGTGAGAACTGAGCTAATCATTCCTGCATCGTTCTTTGTGCCATACAGTACCCTGTTAAGGAAGAGACAGTGGTTCTTGTACTTTCCTTCCTTGATCCTTGCCTGGATGAA